TCTCCTTGGCTGAGGGGTAGGGGTAGGGGTAGGGGTAGGGGTAGGGGTTACTCCCTGCTTTACCGCGATGCCTATCAAGAGAATACTGCATCTAATGCTGTATGGAACGACTGGTTCTTTGAAGCCCCTGCCGGGACTGTTCTACTCTTCCCCGGAACTGGTACAGTCTCTGTCGCTGGTGTCGCCCCTACTGTCGTCGCCCAACGTAACTTCACTGCCTCTACTCTCCTCGGAACAGTAACTGAAACTGGCTTCGCTCCTACTGTAGCCACGGCAACTAACGTCTCGGTTACTACTCTTCTAGGGACCATCACGGAGACTGGCCTAGCGCCCTCTGTGGTGGCCTCTAGCACAGCGGCTACCGCCCTAGGCACAATTACCGAGGCAGGCCTTAGCGCCTCTCTCAGCGCCTCTTCGGCAGCATCCACGACAACTGGCACGGTATCTGTCGTTGGGCTTGCGCCTATAGTCTCTGTGGCGGCTGGGGTGTCGGTTACTACGCTACTTGGCACTGTGACGGAAACGGGTATTGCACCGTCTGTCTCGGCCAACGTTGTTACTACTATCACAAATGGTGCAGTGCAGGTCAATGGCCTGTCAGTGTCAGTGTCCACGGGTGGTGCCGTTTCTAGGCTGAAGGTGTGGAACGGGAGTGCATTTGTCCCTTACCAAGCCAAAGTATGGACGGGTTCTGCTTGGGTTGTTAAACCTGTAAAAGTGTGGAATGGTTCTGCTTGGATTACTTACTCTTAAAGGAAATAGAAAATGGACGTAGAAGCCATCCGTGAAGAGGTCATCTCTATGGATAAAAGACTGGCTCTGTTGGAACAAAAAGTAGATCAGATCGACAAGAACGTTAACAGTATTAACTCTAACTTGTCGAAGATCCTGTGGATCATTGGTGGCGGATTCCTTGTGGCGGCTGTAGGCTGGGTGCTTAAAGGAGGTCTTCAGTGAGACAGTGGGACCAGCGCAGTCTGAAAAACCTACAAGGGGTTCACCCTGACCTCCGTCGTGTTATGGACCGCGCACTTCAGGAAGCCCCTTTCGCCTTTGTCGTTACTGAGGGACTCAGAACTGTAGAACGACAGAAAGAACTAGTGCGTATTGGCGCTAGCAAGACTATGGACTCCCGGCACATCACAGGCCATGCTGTCGATATCATCCCATTTGTGGACATCGACAAGGACGGCAAGGTGGAAGTCGAGGAAATGTATTCGTGGCCTCTTTACCACAAACTCGCCCCTGTGGTTAAGGCTGCGGCTACGAAGGAAGGTGTGGACATCGAATGGGGCGGCGACTGGAAGTCCTTCAAGGATGGCCCACATTGGCAGTTAACCCGTCGGAAGTATCCGGCATAAAGGAGAAATGAAATGAAAGAGTTTATTATCGCCCGTCTTCGTGAACCTTCGACCTACGCTGGCCTCGCTGCGCTGGTGGCTTCGTTGTCGTTCATCCCTAACGCCGCCGAGTGGTCGCAGTTGATCGTTCCGGCTGGCACTGCTCTCGCAGGCGCTTTGGCTATCCTGCTTGGTGAGAAGTCCGCCTGATGTGGACCCTCGTCGCATCTTTCTTCGGGAAGATCTTCTCCGCACTGATCGGTCGTTGGTTGGTGCGGAGAGAGGCGAAGAAAGAGATAGTCGCAGAGATCAAGCAAGAGGATCGTAAGAAAGCAAATGAGATCCGTGATCGTGTTGACAATGCTAAGTCTACTGGCGGGGTGCGTCCAAAGTCAGACGACAGCCGAGGCTACCGAGACTGAGAGGGAGATCTGTATCCAGTGGCGGGATAGTCTCCCATCACGTTCTCGTAAGGATACGCCCCAGACGCAGCAAGAGATTGGCTACTCTTACGACATACAGGCTATGGTCTGTCCGTTGTGGCCTAAGTTCAAAGAGTAAGGAACTGCTGAGATGAGACTCTATCCAAACACTACCGTAGACAGTGAGTTCAAGACCCTTCGAGATGCTGGTTACTCCGGCTCTCTCAACGATATGCAGTTCTCCTTCCTGCGTTCTCAGGGGTATATCAACTCCCTGCCTGACATGATGACATCGTGGTTGTCGTTCTCCCCTTCCATCCTCTTCTCTGCTAATGAGCCGGGTATTCTCCTTGATCCGTCGGATCTGACCACCCTCTTCCAAGACACCGCAGGTACCACGCCCGTGACCACTCCGGGGCAGTCCGTGGCAAGGGTCAACGACAAGTCTGGCAGGGGCAACCACGCCACGCAGGCCACGGCAGGCTCCCGGCCCCTCTACGCCCTCCTGCCCGCCAATGGTGTGCGGAACTTGGCGAATGGGTCGGCTGATGTGGGGAATGCGACCTATTGGGGCACCTCCTCTACTGTCAACGGTATCACCTACACCCGCGTGGCGTCTGGTCTCGACACGGACGGCCTGCCCTACGCTGATTATACCGTCACAGGAACTGCTACGGCTCAGACGGACCTCGGGACTTACAGCACGTCACAATCGCGGTCTGCAATGGTTGTTGGGCAAACGCTCAATAACTCCTTTAGGGCGCAGATCATCGCTGGTAGCGCGCCTCCTGCAAACTGTGGGGTCATTTCCCGTATTGTCGCAGAGAACTCGTCTTTCGTAGGTGTCGAAACATTTTCTTCGGCGGTAACGGCACCCCTGACAGAAACGGCAGTTACAATCTCTGGAACGATCACCAACGCCACGACGGCATTTGCAAGGGGAACGGCTCTAATCACCACGGCCTCCGGCGCAACCGTCAACTACACCGTCCGCATCAAAGCCCTACAGTTCGAACTCGGCTCCACCCGCACCGCCTACCAGTTCAACTACTCCAACGTGAACATCGTGGAGCCCCCCTTCGCACAGGTTGGCGCGCTGCTGTTCGACGGCGTGGACGACTTCCTGCAAACGCCGAGCGTGGACTTTGCTGGGTATCAAATCCTCGGCTCTGAACTCGTCACCAACGGCGACTTCGCGGTTGACGCCAACTGGACCAAGGGCACCGGGGTTACGATCTCCGGCGGTGTTGCGAACTTTACCGTTGGATCAGGCTATGTCGAACAGCAGATATCTACTCAAGCTGGCCGCGCCTACCAAGTCACAGCGACCACGACCAACTTCATTTTCGGCGGCGCATGGGACAACACTGGTCAGAACAACGTGCTGAACGGCCCTGACGGAGTATCGTCTGCCACTAGTAGCAACGGGACCTTCTCCTTCACCTTTGTGGCCGCTGACGCCACCACATTTATCGGCTTTGCTGCGGCTGGCGCTGGCGCGACTACGCTCGACAACGTGACTGTGAAGGAAGTCCTCCGCCCTGCCGACAAGATGACCGTGTTCGCCGGGGTGCGGAAGCTGAGCGATGCGGCGCGGGCAATTGTGGTGGAGTTGGGCAACAACACTACGGGTTCTTTCAGGATTGAAGCGCCCGGTTCGTCCTTGAACAACTACGCTGTGGCGTCTGGCGGCAGCCTTGTCGTCGGGACGAGCGCGTCGGGTTTCTCGTCTCCAATCTCCTCCGTCATTTCCGGCACGGGGGGCATTTCTGGCGACAGCGTTGTCCTGCGCGTCAACGGGACACAGGTCAGGTCCAATTCGGCAGACCAAGGGACGGGCAACTACCGCAATGACATCATCTACATCGGTCGGCGTGGCGGAACCACTCTCCCCTTCAGCGGCTACCTATTTAGCCTGATCGTGCGCGGGGCTGCTACTTCGGCTGACCTCATCACGCTCACCGAGCGGTGGGTCAATTCTCGGACTGGAGCGTATTGATGACCAGCGCAGTTCTCATCGTCCCCGCAGCGGATCGTGACATGGCCAATGCCTTCGGTGAAAGCATGGGATGGGGGCCCAACAACTACTCAGTTCCTCTAACGACAGATGGGACGACAATTAGCCACTACGGTTGTCGTGCTGACGTAGGGCAGGGGTTCCTCGACCTGATGCTTAACCCTCCCCCAGAGGCGGAATCCGTCCTCTCTGTGCTGGTCTCTGACTTCAGGGAGACTGACGGATACACCCACTTCCACGAGGTCATCGCTGGCCTAGGTCTGTCGCTCTACGTTGAGGAGGATAACAATGCCGTCCAGTGAGAACTACGTCAGAGATTACAAACAAGAATACAAGACTTCTCACTCGTCGGAGAAGGCCAAGAAGAAACGTGCCGAGAACAATGCTGCTCGTCGTAAGATGGAGAAGGCAGGGAAGGTTCGTAAGGGTGACGGCAAGGACGTGGCGCATTCCGACAACAACACCAGCAACAATAAGATGTCGAACCTGAAGGTCCAGAGTCCGTCTAAGAATCGGTCGTTCAAACGCGATAAGAACGCTGGGCGGAAGAAGTAACGACAACTACAGTACTAAAAGAAACGCCCCAAGGAGAAGATCCAAGGGGCGTTTTCTATTGTCAAGTTTCGCTGTCGAGGTCTTCTAGATTGAAACAACCTACATGGACGATGGTCCCTATCTGAGTCTCCAGACCAAGCTGGGTAGAGGAGAAGTCGTCGCAGAGTTGCTCAGTAGCGAAACTCTCAGGCCAGAGATACATGTCACAAGATACTACAGGTTCCGCTGAACAGATCATTGCTATGGCGATGAACATTAGTCCTCCATTTCAGTGTAGAAGAGGAATGAGGTGATAGCAAACAAGGCTCCGATAAGCACGACAGGGTAGAAGTCCCCTGACCAGTGGACAACAGCACCAATCAGGAGAAGTAGGACTAGGTAGCATGTCACGGCAAAAACGCCGAAGGCAAGAGCCTTGAGAAGTTTACCCATCAGAAGTCTTCCTCCTCTTGTTCCTTGATAAGACGGTCAAGATACCAACTCGCCTTACGCAGGTCAGTAACAGGCTTACCCTTTCGACGCCATCTGTGCATGTACTTCTTAACATTCCCTTCGAGGTAGCCCATGTAGGCCTCAGGGGGCATATTGTCTTTCAGGTACTCAATACACTCAATCTTATCTGAGGCGTAGTGGTCGGGGCTGTTAACCTGATCGACAACCTCTTCGATGATCTCCTTCATGCGGTCTTCCATGCAAAGTTCGCAGTCACAAGTTACCGAGATTTCCTTCATTTTCCCATCCATAGTGGCTAGCGACAACTTGGTTAAGTTCTACTTGGGCTTGCACTGACACGTCAAACTCAAAGGCGGTTTCTGCGTGTTCGATGATCACATATAGTTCACTCCACTCCATATCAGACATCACACATTCGAGCAAGGCAGAACGACACAGATCATAATCGTGGATCTCATACAGAGCCATCGCATCCTCCTCTACATCAACTTCTCTTCGGTAAACACCTCGACCCACATCCTAGTGATGTCACTACGTACAATGTCATCGACACCAAACTCAACGATAGGGACGGGGAGGTTGTGCTTCTTGATAAGGTGGACGATCTTGGACAGACCAGACTGATCCTTGATGTCCTGCTGTCGTACGTCTCCGTTGATGACGACCTTGGTATTCTTCCCGATACGGGTGAGGAACATCATCATCTCAGGAACAGTGGTGTTGCTGGCTTCGTCGAGGATTACAAATGAGTCTTTGAAGGAACGACCACGCATCGTAGAGAGGGGCGACAGAACGATGTTCCCATTCTTGATCCCCGTCTCAAGCACACCCTTACCAAGCTGTTCTTCAAGAACGTCAAGGACAGGTGCAGCCCACGGCATGAACTTCTCATTCAAGTCACCGGGGAAGTAGCCAAGATCTTTACCGACAGAGACGTTAGGGCGGGTCAGGATGATACGGCTGATCTCTTTGTTGAGGTAGGCGTTGGCTGCATAGGTAGCCGCGATGTAGGTTTTCCCTGTGCCAGAGTAGCCACATACAACGACCTGATCGTAGGCTTTCAGGGCCTCGATGTAGATCCGTTGGTTCTCATTCATAGGGGCCAGCTTAACAAGTTTGCTGACACTCTCTACGTCCGCATTCTTGTACTTGGTCGTTCTCTTACCGCGCGGCTTCTCTAACATGGGTTATCTCTTATTAAAGGAAAAGGAGCGAACCTTTAACAGCCCGCCCCTCTAGGTTAGTTCAGATTAGGTGTCGTGTCAAGTCTGTTTAGACACTGTCGCAGCTACGCATCCCAGTTTCAGGGTCGATGTAGCAAGCACCACCCTCCACAACAGTCTCGTCAGCCTCCTGCTTGGACTCAATAACATCCTCAGAAGCAGAGGAGTTAAGGATGCCGAAACGTTTACCCGACGCACGGAAGGTCGTACAGCCCTTAGCGCCACCCTGCCAAGCCTGCATGTAGACATCCTTGAACTCGTCCCACGACACATCGTCACCGACGTTGCAGGTCTTGGAGCAGGCGCTATCGACCCACTTCTGTGCAGAGGTCAGCATATTGACATGGTCCTGAACAGAGATCTGGTCAGCAGTCACACACTCGACACCCCACTCCCGGTAGGCGTAGTCCTCAACCTTCTCGTGCATAGGACCATCTGCCGTCTGGATAGTCCGAGTGTACGACAACGAGAACACAGGCTCCAGACCAGACGAGACGTTGTTGGCAGTCAAGCTGATGGTTCCCGTAGGGGCGATGGACGTGAGGTGAGAGTTACGGATACCATACTTCTCAATCATCATCTGAACTTCGTAGTCCAGTTTCTGTACGAACTTGGACTTGAGGTACTTCTCCTTATCGAAAGCAGGGAACGGACCTTTCTCAGCGGCAATATATGCCGACGCCATGTAGCACCAGTTGGCGATTGCTTCCAAGACCTTTTCAGTGAAGGCTGTCGCATCCTCAGAACCGTAGCGAAGGCCAAGCGCACCAAGGGCGTTACCAAGGCCCGTGACACCAAGGCCCATGCGTCGTTTGTTCTTGGCTTCCTGCTCCTGCTGCGGCAAAGGGTAGATCGTTTCGTCGATGACATTGTCCATAGCGCGGACAACGTAAGGAACGTCATGTTGCAGCAACGACCAGTTGAAGGAGAAGTTAGCGCCAGTGCGGTAGACGTACTTGGTCAGGTTAAAACTACCGAGAAGGCAGGCACCATAGGGCGGGAGGGGTTGTTCACCGCAGGGGTTGGTAGCCGAGATGTCTTCCATGTAATAGAGGTTGTTCATCTCGTTGACACGGTCGATAAAGATCACCCCCGGTTCTGCCCAATCCCAGTTCACACGAAGGATGGAGTCCCACAGGTTACGGGCACGAACAGTGTCAAACACCCGACCATCGAACATAAGGTCGAAGGGTTCGTCGTTCTTGACAGCTTCCATGAACTTGTCGGTAACAAGAACAGAGATGTTGAACTGAGTCAGGTTGCTGCTGTTAGCCTTAGCCGTGATGAACTCCATGATGTCGGGGTGGTCCACACGGAGACACCCCATCTGCGCCCCACGACGATGACCTGCCGAGGCGATGGTCTTACAGATAGCATCCATGATGCCCATGAACGACACAGGGCCAGAGGCTTGGCTACCGAGTGACTTGATACGCGCACCTTTTGGGCGGATACCAGAGAAGTCATACCCGACACCGCCACCCATCTGCATGGTCTTAGCAGCCTCGGTGGAGACCTCCATGATGCCCATCAAGCTGTCAGGAACCTTCTGCATAACGAAGCAGTTGAAGGCAGTAACCTTACGGTAGGAACCTGCGGCACTCTGGACACGACCACCCGGAAGGAACCGCTGCTCCTTCAGGATCTCGTTGAACTTCGTGTAGTGTTCTTTGTTGTCGGTAAGTGCTTCAGCAACACGGGCGCACTTCTGCCCGTAGGTCTCTCCCTCTTGGCGGTACTTTACTTCGTCGGCCCAAATTGCAACGGGGATAGTCGGTCCAGTCATTGTTCTTGCTTTCCTTTGTTTTGCTTGTTCAAGTATTCGGCAAAGCCTATAGCGAAGGCTTCTTCGTAACATTCCGCGACAGGCACGTCGTAGTATGCCCCTAGTTCATACCCAGCGCCGTCCTCGTAGATGACGTATGTGTTGTCAAGGGGGTCGTGTAGGACGTAAAATCTAGGGTGTTCGTCCTTCATCTGTTGTCCCCAGAGCCGGACAGTTTACCACGATTCTGCCGAGATTTCAACTTCTCAAGGTTCATCGTAGCGATCTCATCGAAGTCGTAACCTAGGTCTTCGGCCAAGTTTGCCAAGGCCCAAAGCGCATCGCCAATCTCCTTAGCTAAGTCCTTGTCGTCGAGTGGGGTGCCATCCCTCATGTGCTTCTGCACCTTGTTGGCAATCTCCCCAGCCTCGCCACACAGAAGCATAGCTGGGTAGATAACCTTGTATTCCTTCGGGTAGATGGCAGTTTTACAAGCCTGTTGCTGGTATTCATTGAACAGCATCTCGTCCATGAATGCGTCGATGTCGTCTCTACTGATCATTTTGCTTACGTCCCATTTTGCCATCATTCGGCTCCGTAGTATTCCAAGAGAGTGTTGAAGGCGGCTAGATACTTGAGGTTGTCGGTAAAGTCAGTGACTAGTTGAGGCATTTCACCAACCTCAATGATGCGCGACAAGGTGGTACTCAGAGCCTGCTCTGCAAGTTCACGTCCTTCTTTCAGGCAGGCGACAGCGAGAGTGTCCACTGCATCACTAGGGACTTGGATGTAGACGTTTCCGTCGATGTAGCTGATCACTTCTTGTACTCCTTCTCTAGTGCTTTCAACGACACCCACTGGATATCGTAATCTCCATTCTCGACGTAGCGTTTGATCACAACGCCCTTGGACCACTCTGCGTTGGCCTGACCGCCCCATGATTCAGCGGAGCCTTTAAAGCAACCCGCCACGAGACCGTTAAGCGGTGTAGGCCGAGCATCAGCCTTACGGTAATAATGGAACTTATGGCTGTGACCAACAGTGCAGCTATGGGCCAGTTTTTCAACAAGACTATAACCATGATGCTTAGTTGAAAGTGCGCTGCCAAGATTGCCGCTAGACACGTAGTGGCCATAGATGACACCATCGTAAGCAGCGAGGGCGGGGCCGGAATTAACGTATCCGTGGTACTCGTCGAACCAGTGTTCTGTTTGAAGGTGTGAAAATGAGATTCCATACTTGTCTCCTTGAAGGCGGGGGTCGTGTGCGATAGCCTTCTTGATACGGTTCTCGTGATTGCCCTCGAAACCGATACGCCACGGACGCTTCTTCTTCGAGATCTTGTAACGACCCCAGATACGATCCTGAGATTCGTTGTAGGCTTCCACATCTCGCTGGTAAGACTGAGCCACAATGGCCTGAGGGTAGCGGGTGTCGAAGGTGTTGAGGCTGCACATGTCAGCGCCATCACCTAGATCGACGCAGTAGTCCGGCTTGATGTCCTCAATGAGATCACCCAACCAAGAGAACCGCTCGTTGCTAACCTCAGGCTTGGAGTGGCTGCACGTCCAGACAATTACTGTTTTTGACATTTAGATAGATACTCCATTGCTTTTTGCATGAGAGAGATATCGTCTTTAAAAAGCCCAATACCTACGTTACAGGAATGACACAGAACACCTCTTAAAGCCCCTGTGCTGTGACAATGGTCGATATGCATGCCTTTCTTAAATTCACTCCCGTTTCCACCGCAGATGTCACAAGTATTTTTGCTTAGCAAAAATTTTACAGTTTCAAAAGGAACTTTGTATTTAGAGGCTCTCCGCGATATTTGTATACAGTCTTTACACGCCCTGTACATTTTTCGAGTACCCTTATAAGGGCCTTTTGATACGTTGTGGCTGTAGAAATCAGAGAGGTCTTTAACCTCATTACAAATTGAACATAGCCTACCAACATTACTCATCTTCTTCCTCGTCCTCAAGTTCCAGTTCAAGAGGGTCAATGCTGTTGGTGAAGTGCTTGACCATCAAGTAGGCGTCGTCGTAGCTGTTGAAGTAGAGTTCCTTGTGTAGAATCTGCCCCTTCACACCAACCTTACAGACGTTCCAGATGTACTCTCCATCGTCCCAAGGTCCGCTGTGGACATCATAGATGAGATAGGTTGTCGTCATCTCTTAGCCTCCTTGATCCAATCCGCTGGGATCGTTTTGTCTGAATACTTGAAGCCGTTCTTCTGGCACCAATCTGCGTATGTAGTCTTCGATCCTTTCCTGATCTTGTTTGAAGAGTTACTGAAGACAAACCTGATGTCAAGGAAAGGATACTGCCTCTTTATCAACAAATGTTTCTTTCTGTCGGCTGTGGTAAATCTACCCTTCCCTTCGATGTATATCCAGTTACCGAGGTAGAAGTCTGGCGTGTACTCTCTGGTCTCCTCGACGATATACTTGATCTTCTCTTCTTCGTAGACGACAGGGATACCACACTTCCTTAGCTGGTCTGCGATGTCTTGCTCTAGGCCAGACCTGAAGCCAGCCTCAAGGGCGGATTGCCTTAAAGAGGAGCGACGGGAGGAGACCATTGGACACCCTTCTCTCTGCGAAGCCACAACAGATTAGCGACAGTGAGTAGACGATCTCCGTGGCCTTTTCCGATGTAGGTCTCCTCGACAACCTTGTAGAGTTCTTCTTCTGTCTTGCATTCTGAAAGAATTTTCTCAGCCTTCTTAGGTCCGATGCCGTAGATGCCTTGGACGTTGTCGGCTTTATCACCAGTCAAGATCTGGGTGTAGAAGAAGAGAGTAGCATCCCATTCGGATTGGTAGGTCCACTCACCCTTGTTGAAGTTGTAGTGGCGACAGGGAAGTTGAAGGAAGTCCTTGTCGATAGAGGCAACGACACAGTTGTAGTCCAGACGATGTGCCTCTTGGGCGATGTCATCGTCAGCCTCTTGTCCTTCAGAGATGACAGCACCCCACGAGAAGACCAAGTGATCGCGGATAGCCTGAAGGTGGATAGGCTTCTCCATGTCCTTGCGGTTAGCCTTGTAGTCGCTGTCGATCTCGTAACGGAAGTTCCCCTTGCCAGTGAGGAACACTTGGATGTCATCTTCTACGACGGCTGCTGTGAACCTGATCTCGTCCAAGAGTGCGTCAGCTTTGTCGAGGGCTTCATCTTCGCTTTCGTCTTGGGCAGAGAAGGCGCACCTGTAAGAGATAACATCCCCGTCGACCAACACTTTCATTTCATGTCTCCCGGCGACCAGTATGCCCACTCGTCTGCGATATCTTCAATGGGCGGGGTGTTCTTGAGGTGCAGTTCTGCGTAGACACGACAGGCTTCGATCACTTCTTTGTCGTTCAGATTGTTGAGACCTTTGATCATCATGTAGGCGATGCCCTCAGCGTATATCTTCGACATCTCGTCGCTGTTACCCGACAGGGTGGCACTACCGTCGTCGTTGATATCAAGTTCAATAGTCATTCGTCGCCCTCTTCAAAGTCCAGTTCCTCTTCGTCGTCGAGGATGTTGAGGATGTCCATCAGTTCATCTTGGTCCACAAGAAGAGCATTGTCTACGATCTTGTAGCCTCGCTCCACGAGAACCTCGACAACTTGTTCGTCTACGAAGTCCAGTCTCACACGTTCCATTAGAGGTTCTCCATCAGTGCTGTCCACGAAACAGGGAAGGCTTTAGACATAGAGGCAGAGACTTGTTGGGCGACTAGGCGGCTCTCGTATTGGGTGTCGTCCTTCAAGCGAAGCGCACACATCCTAGCAAAAGCATCAAGAGATCCGCTCCACCACCATTCGGTCATCAGAGAAGCAGGAAGAACTGCTCTGGCTTGCTCTGGTGCCACACCCGCCAAGATCATCATGTTATAGGCGACGATGGTTTGATACTCAGCGTCCTCCTTGATCTTCAGGAACTTGGCGCTGTCGTAGTGTTCACCAGACGAACCCTGCTTGATGCTCCCGACAGGTTTGTTACGCAGGACAGAAGGGGTGTACATTTCAGGCGGATCATCAACGTAACGACGGCTGATCTCATTCCAGCGGAGGTAGGAATGCTTGACCAGTTGTCGTGCCACGAAGATGGGTGCCTTGACGTGGAAGGAAGCGAAGGCATGTCCGAAGGGCGAGAAGTGCTTGTGCTTGGCAAGGTAGTGGATGAGTTTGGTATCCTTCTCGTCGAGCCGAGGGATCATGTCCCCGGACACGAAGTCGAAGTCAGCGTAGCCCCACTCATCCGTGCTGGACTTCTTCCCGAAGGAAGTTCTCGCCGCATTGACGGTTGTAAGGTCCGTACCCATGTAGTCCAAGAAAGTCGCCTTGATCTGCTCTTCAGACATGATTAACTCCTCTATGTAAGCAGGGCGGGGGCGCTTTAACCATAGGCACGCATGCCTATCCCCTAGTCTCCTGATGGGCGATCAACCCCACTATCCTGTAGACATTCAGGAAAACCTTTCGGCGGAGAGACTCTAAATTACGCTGCTTCTTCGTCTTCGGTCGGACGCACGTAAGGCTTATGCTCGACAACCTTCACAGAGATGAGACGAGTCCCCGGTGCCATCTTCGTCGGGTACACTTCGAAGGTGACTTCACCGATGCTGTCGTTACCGATGGTGCCGTCTTCGTCGTAGGACCATGCAGTGCCGTCAGCCTTGACGACCTTAGGCGCACCACCAGCCTCGACGAAAGGACCAACCTCTTTACGCTTGAAAGTAGCGATGAAGTTGCCGTCATCGTCGAACTTACCCTTGATGGCCGAGCCACTCTCCTTCAGGGTCTTACGCTGTTCCTTGTCGAGGATCATGTCGACCTTGAACAGACCGCCGAAGGCATGAGCCTGACCCTGCCAGTCGTGGGTCTCTTTGTTCTCGTCGAACACTTTGGCCCAGCGGATGGGACCACGGAAGGTGTAGTGCTTTGCTTTAGTCTTCATTGCCGTATTCTCCTTGGCGTTTAGAGGGGACACTCTACTGGTTACAAAACAACAGTCAACAGAAAAGTAAGGGAGCCTACCTACTGTTGTATTTATGCAACACTAGTGAGTTTCGGCCCATGTCAAACCCACCTCACTCTCTGCTGCGAGAGGACAATATACACCGAGTTTTACGCCAGTGTCCACCATACTCTGCGCTTGGATCTTCACAAGTCGTTCAGCATCCTCCCGGCCACTCATAACCTCGGTCTGGGTTTCGTCGTGTACGATGTCGATCAGCTTGAATTTGATACCCTCGTCGCGGGCTTTCTGGACCCAGTCTAGGCACCAGTGTTTAACGACAACAGACTCGCCACTCTGAAGCATTCCCGCCAAGGTCTTGTGTTCACTTGGCACTGGTACCTTGCGTCCGTCGAGGCCACGAAACCAACCACGTTTAGCGACGTATGGGATGACCTTGTGCTTCAACTCGTGAAGTCCTTCGATGTTCTGAGTGAAGTTATCCATAGCATCAGCCGCATCACGTTGGTTGACCTTGAGGATCTCGGCCACCTTACCGACCCCAGCCCCAAGAAGGTAAGCGTAGATAAACGTCTTGGCCATGTCTCGTGTGACATGCTTAAAGCCTAGAGCCTTACGGTTCAGGTGGTGGATGTCAGACTCATCTTCTTTCTTCCCTGAGACGATAGCTTGAACGTAGTCGTCTGACTTCATCAGGTGTGCAAGGATACGCAACTGAATGCCAGAGGCGTCGGTACCCACCAACCAATTACCTTTGTCAACCTTCCACAACCCACGCATGGGTCCATCATACTTAGCCTTCACTTGTTCGACAGCAGTCTTAGGCTCACCATTGAAAGCGGCGGGGATATTCGCTTGGTTGGGGGCAGAGTGCGCCATACGCCCTGTCCATGCGCCGATGTGGGTGAACCGCCCGTGGATACGCCCGTCGTCTTTCACATGCCCCAGCCACTCGACAAGAGAGGAACGACGCCCCTCCAATGTCAGCCATGTGGCGAGGTTCTTAGCGCCCTCAGGTGCATCGTCAGGGAGGGTATTCAGGTTCGCCTCGGTCAGGGACCACCCGTACTTAGCGAACTTTTCCCCACGCTTGTCTTGCTCTGTCACGTTGTTCCCTTTCCCACTGGATATGTCCTTTAGTCTTATCGACAGGTTTCCACCCTGCTTCCCACAGCCTGTCGATCCTCTGCTTGGGTGAGGCAGGGTCGAAGTCCACCCAGTCGTAGCACAACAGCTTCCCGTCTTGGATATCTGTCGTGACGTACTTCTCTTTGGCCTTCTTCACTGTGGCGTATTCCTCACCTCTCTCATTCACTCGGTACATCAACTCGTTAACCACCTCTAACTTTGGTGGGAAGTCACGCTTGAACCCTAGTTCCAGTTCGTCCATCTCACGTTCGATCTGGTTAAGCATACTCTCCGCTGTCGTCTTGTCGAAGGCGAAGCCATTCTCGGTCATCTCTTCGCAGAGCATCTGGATGTCATGCTCGACACGCAGGGAGGTCTGCCACTCCGGGTCGTTTATGATAGTAGTAAACTTGTTATACAGCTTGATCGTCACCTCAACGTCACGCTTGCAGTAGTCGATCATCTCCTGCGACAGCCTCGACCAATCGCTGTGGCTACCCTTCGGATACCCAAGGCGTTGACCCCAAGCGTCTAGGCTGTGGCTCCCACCTTCAACGTCATACTTAACCAGACGAGATACCACGAGAGTATCGACAACCCGGCTAAGGTCAATCGTGTCTTTAGCGATGAGTCGGTTGATAACAGGGGCATCAAAGCCCAGACCATTGTGCATGACAAAGCGATCAGCGCGAGAGCAAAGGTCAATGAACCTCTCCTTTTCTTCCTTGATGTGCGACGGATTTAGGAACGTATACTCAGCTCCGCTTTCGATGTCCTTAGCGCAGATGACCCAGATCCTCGTCGGATTCAATCCATCGCTCTCGATGTCTACTGCCAGCTTCAAAGTCGTAACCCTCCATCCAAATCTTTCTGAGTGTGTCTTCGTCGAGGTCCAGTTGTCGTCCTAGCCACCATCCTTTAGTGGCCCACCACCTGTCGAATGGTGACATATCTCTGAAGTCAGGATTCATCTTCGTCGTCCCCTTTCAAGATCAGTTCGTAGAAGTACCAGATGGTCATGAGAGGCCAAGCGGCAGAGAACAGCATCACACGCTTCATGTCAAGGCTGTCGTTATACGTCAGTGCGTGGATGGTCATGATGTGCGTGAAGTGTAGGAAGATTCCGAGGAAGTAGAGGATTGCTAGTGCTGTGATCATTTCTTTTCTCCATGATAGGCGGCAATGATGCGGCGCTCGTAGTTGCCACTCATCGACGGGCCTCTACAGACAGCCGCAGCCTTTCAGCTTCCATGTTCACCGACAGGCGGCGCAGCCCTTCATTCGACACTGCCTTGCTGACGGCTTCTGCAAGCACCAGTGCATCGCGGGTCTGCGGCGTCCAGCTGGTTACCTTCGCGTCGTCACTCATCCTTCGCTCCCCCATTGCGGTTCTCCCTGATGGCGGCGAGGGCGGCTCGAAGTTTTTCATGCTCAGTGCTTCGAAACGTATTCACGCACACCTCCGCCGCCTCCACCAGTTCCGCCACATCGGGCGCGGACACAGGGGCACGATCATATCCAGCCATGATGGCATTGCAGAACCAACCGATAAGCCAACCCTCGTCCATGTCGGAATAGCCAAGGCGCAGGGCTGTGGCGCGGAACTCAGCAGCCCATTTAACGCCGTCCGTGCCAAGGCGGTCCAGCATTTCGCCGGGGGTTTCACCTTTGGCCGTGGCGTCCTCTGCCGGGGCATCCACAGGGGTGGGGTCATGGCCAGCCTCTCGCACAATTACAGGAACCAGCGCCTTGCACAGCGCATCCACGCCATACAAGTGGATAATCTGCTCCACGGTCGGCTTGGCGATGGTCCCGCGCAGCATGTTCAGGTGAACGGCCACGGGGTCAGACAGCAGAGCAACGCTCTTCGTGCAGTCGTCGCCCGTGCCTGTGCCGTGCGCTTCTCCGTCGGCAAACTTGCGGAGCGCAAGTTCCCTCACCCCCTGCGCGGGCATGGCGGCGATGGCATCCCACACCCCTTCGGCGGCTGTGATCGACCAGCCATAGATCGGTTTGATGGCGTTCAGCGCATCACCGCGCCGGATCAGATCATCAGCAGCTTCGCTGCGTCGTGCTTCGCACTCGTCACTCATCCTTCTTCCCTCCTTCGATCTCGGCCAGCGTGGCGGCGGCATTGAGGAGGTCGACAATAAGAACGACGCCTTCCCCCTTCTCGTCGATATTTCTCAGGACATCCCGTAGCGCCACCACCGCCTTGTCGAGCAGTGCCTCTGAGACAATGCGTTTGCGCCCACTCTCGCGCAGGGTTTCGACCATCGCATCGTGCGCTTGAACAAGCGTCTCCCGCTCCCGCTCCAACTGTTCAATTCGGTCGGCGGCGTAGGCATAAAGCGGAGATTGTAGAAAGCAGTCTTCCACACATAGGTGGTCTACATCCCGCAGCCGCTTCACCAAGGAAACCTCTGGTTTCTGTAGATCGTCAGTCATACTTCTTCCCCTTCCCTTTACCCGGATTGTCATCGTCATGGCCGTCTTCATCGTTGCCATGGCCTTTGTCGTGGTCCCCATTGCTGTTATTGCTCGACGACGAATTGTTGTCGTTACTATTGCTCGGACTATCTTCACTCTTGTCCGAGGTTTTGTCACCATTGGTGTCGTCGCTTACGGGAGTATCGTTCCCATTATCTTCATCCACGTCACCAGTGCTTCCACCGTTATCCACGCCATCGTCAGGATCAGGCACGACAACAGGGCTAGGGCTAACAAGACTATCGTTGTTTCGATCTTCACAGACGCACACCTCCAAGAGCGGGTCACATTTGTAGGGTTTATGCACGACACAGGGGTCGATATGCTGCCCACAGGCTGCGAGGAGCAGGGGCGAGAGAAGAAGTAGGCGTTTCATCGGGCTGATCCTTTGTTGATGTCGTTAAGGTTCGCGTATTCACCAAACATTTCTACAGCAGCTTTGTTGTATGCCTCGGCTGCTTCTAGTTCCGTCTTGAACGAACCAAGGTAGTACTGCTTACCACCCTTTTTGATCTTTGCATAGTAGGAAACTCCGTCTCGGTTTTTGTAAACACCCTTGAACTTCCCCTGACGACGCTTCTGTAGTTTCTGGTTAGCGCAGTTCTGGTGCCTTTCTACTAGGCGAAGATTGAAAAAGTTGTTGTTGTCTGGGTTGTTATCGATGTGGTCAAGTTCTTTATCAGGCCAAGACTTCTTAAAGATGAACCACACCAGATTGTGTTCTCGAATGAGTTCGCCTTTGTAACGGATAAGACGATAGCCATCTGGATCGACCCAACCAGCCCTTCTCCCTTTGCGGTGGCCTACAGCCCAGTACAGCCCACCCCACCCTTTACCGTAGCGTGGGGTTAACGAAGCCAAAAGATCGTCATAGTCGAGGTGTCTTACTTTAGAGACGGTCATTACCAACTACCTCCTGATTCTCTAAGAGTGAACGAGTCATGATCAAAGATGAGATCCCCAGCCCAGCCTTCAAGGCCACACGGCCTATTCTTTTTGACGTAAAGACTCGTCGTGTTTCTAGCCTCTTCATCATCAGCGTCCTTGTCGCGTGACAGGTCAATCACGACAGAAGCCCGCTGCCCAATCATCTTACAGTACTTCGGATCTCCGTTCTCGTTTGTGTGGGCGATGGTCACAATGCCTACGTTAAGGTCAGCCGACAGCTTTGACAGACGGATTGATAGATCAGCTAGGACGGCTTCCTTGCTCTTGTCATCCGACACCGTAACGATGTCTTGCAGTGGTTCCACGAACACATACGAACACTCGTAAACCTCAGCAAGAATGCGGATTTGGTCAACGAAATCGTCTGCTGTGTCCTCCTCCTTCATGTGAAACTGCATGTAGCCTGAGTTGTTGGCGATGTGCTTGATAGCCGCCTCAACATCGGCCATGCGGTTCTTGCTCTCAATCAAATCTTTCCGGGTCAGGTTGTCCTCAAGGTAGTAGGACACGACACCAAGAAGGCTGCGAAGTTTGGTCTCTTCGAGGTGCCAGCAGGCAAACTTGACCTGAGGGTGGTTCTTGATGAAGTTGTATTCAAGATACCGCATAAACTCAGACTTGCCGATACCCGTCGGTGCTTTGATGACAGTGAAATGGCCGCGCATAATTCCTAGAATTTTGTCGTCAAGGGCATTGATGCCTGTCGGAATGTAGGCATGGTCAGGCGTGTTATGCAGAAGACCCAAGAACTTGTCCTCGGACAAATAGATGTTCTCTGCTGAGTACTTCTGGGCATTGTACCAAGCGTTCTTGTACGCAGCCTGTTCCCCAGCCATCAGGAACTCATTGGCGTCCTTGAACTTGTCGTGTGGGACACGATAGACCTTGTTCGGGAAGATGTTAGCCAGTTTCTGGGCGACACCCTCAGCCTTCCCGTCGCTATCGAACGACAGATAAATCTTCTCGAAGGACGACAGCCAGTCCTTGCACTTCTCGAAGAGCTTACCACTTGGGGTGGCGCTTGGCAGAGAAACGACAGGGTACTTAGACCCAAGCATCTGGTAGGCACTCATGGCGTCCAGTTCACCTTCGGTGATGGTCACTGCCTTGGCAGATCCAGCATTGAACATCTGCATACCAAAGAGTTCATCGCTCTTGAAGTTATCGACACGGAAGGACTTCGGGAGGATGCGAGTCTTGGTGCCACCGCTGGGGTATTTGTATACCTCCTTGATGCTTTCCCCATCAGAGTTGACAAACGTCTGGACACCATAGAACTCCATCGTTGCCTGCCAGATGTCACGATTGGAGCGATACACCGGGGTTAGAAACTCTTGAACCACGACAGGTTGGGTCATTGGTTGTCTCCTTTGGTTGTCGTCGTTTATGATAGTAGTAGTTGTCGATCTCTTGGTGGGATACTCCTCCTCTGCCCAGCCGTAAACTGGATGTATAGAGGGGTATCCACGACCACAGCTATGGCACTTACCACACATCTTCTCAGTGTCATAGGAGAAAGCATCTGAGGAAGAACAATCAGGATACGGACAAGGTTTACGACTTAGGTTCATTCTCTTTCATCCTTCCTTAGACCAAGAGGAACACTTGAATCCTCCTCTCTAGACTATAAGGGGTATATCTCCGCTTGGCAGCGTCGTGTTAGGGTACAGTCGAATCAACGAACCGTCAACAACAATCTTGCGACACCGTAGATGATCAGGTCGAAGCGTGACAAGATTGCCACAGTGACTAGGATAACTAGAATGTCAGTCAAGGTTCACCCCATGTGCTTCGTCGTAGTCCAGACCTTCCAGAACTTTCCTTGCTTGCTCTGCCCACTTACGTGCAGTCTTTGCTTGGTGTGGCTCCATGTTGTCCGACAACAGATCCAGTCTATCCGCTGCTCTCTCGAGAGCCATCTTCAGGTCTTCAATGTTGATATCCATGTTCACCACTCCGGCTCCCAAACTCCGCCCATCGCTATCTTTCTTTCTACGAACGACAACTCTAGCCTGTATGCCTCTGCCCGCTCCTCCTGCCCTAGCCAATCCGCCTCCTCCACAGCGCGCCTGAGAGCGGCCCTAGAGACGCTCAGAGGTTTCAGGCCACCCATGTTAGCCTTGCCACTAGCGGCCCTCTGTAGGCTCTCAGCATCTTCGATGCGCCGCGCTTGCGCGCTACCTGCGGCGCTCTTATCGCATAGTGTCATGGTCGATAGTCCTCTGCTTCCTTGCGCGTGATGAAGAAGTGAATGCCCGACGTGCATTCTACACGGATATCATCGTCATACTTGTCGGGGTAAACGACAGAACCCGGTTTATACACAGTTTTCCCATCGTGTGTAGAAACTCCCTCACCTTCTAGAACTTGGACAAATTCGGCGCGGCACTTGCGACCGACTAGCGAGGATGTACGTCTGGCCTCGGATGGGATTAGGAGTTTGATAATACCTCCTTGCACCTTCTTCCAACCAACAAAACTACCTTCTTCTGGTGGGATTTGGAACGCAGAGAGTTTAGCCCCATAGAGGTTAGCCCCATGGAGGTTAGCCCCAGAGAGGTTAGCCCCAGAGAGGCCAGCCCCAGAGAGGTTAGCCCCAGAGAGGTCAGCCCTAGAGAGGTCAGCCCTAGAGAGGTTAGCCCCAGAGAGGTCAGCCCTAGAGAGTTTAGCCCCATAGAGGTTAGCCCCATGGAGGTTAGCCCCAGAGAGGTCAGCCCTAGAGAGGTTAGCCCCAGAGAGTTTAGCCCCAGAGAGGTCAGCCCTAGAGAGGTTAGCCCCAGAGAGTTTAGCCCCAGAGAGGTCAGCCCTAGAGAGGTTAGCCCCAGAGAGGTCAGCCCTAGAGAGGTCAGCCCTAGAGAGGTTAGCCCCAGAGAGTTTAGCCCCAGAGAGGTCAGCCCTAGAGAGGTTAGCCCCAGAGAGTTTAGCCCCAGAGAGGTCAGCCCTAGAGAGGTTAGCCCCAGAGAGTTTAGCCCTAGAGAGGTTAGCCCCATAGAGGTTAGCCCCAGAGAGGTTAGCCCCAGAGAGGTCAGCCCCAGAGAGGTTAGCCCCAGAGAGGTCAGCCCTAGAGAGGTCAGCCCTAGAGAGGTTAGCCCTAGTTCCACCGACTCCGTCCAACCATTTCTTGTGGTCTGCTAAAATTTTCTGAATGTCCAGTGTCATCATATCACCCCACAATCCTGTAATCCGACGGCAGTTCACGCTTGGCCATGATCTCATTCGCCTCCTCGAATGTATGCACCGTGATGATGCTATAGTTAGGGTTAGCCCACTGCTTCGCTGCAATAATAGAGTTCATCATCGCTGTCGGTCGCCAGTATGGGCGCTTAAGCCTGTCGTATCCTTTGGATAGGTCCGACACGATGTAGATGTCACGTTCCATGATCAACCAACCTCCCCTGCCATCTCCATGCACGACACAAACACGGCATACCCGATGTCTGTTGGTGCTTCCGTAGGATTCTCATAGGCGATAAGCGCCAAGGTGTAAACCCACTGTAGGCTTTCATCCTTCTGGACATCCGCCAGTTCGATGAAGTAGTTCATGGCGTCAGTCATCTCCATCCCTATGTCCCGCATCTCTGCGAACTGTTGGGACACTGCGCCCAACCCCTCACAAGCAGGCTTGATGTCTTGGGCGGATGCCTGCGACACGGTTACAGCCAAGGCGACACTGACGCAAAGGCCTTTGATGATAGTAGTATACATGTTAGTCCCCTATTCTTCTGTCCCAAGGTGCAATACTTCTGCATGCCGGATCTTTTTGATGACCCCAGAAAGCATTTTGTTTTCTTCCTCATCATCTTCGCAATAACCCACCATCTGGGCATAACGCAGAATCTGATACATCAATTCAGCTTCTTCTGCTGACAGTTTGTGTTCCCGTGCCATTAGTATTCCTCCTATAGCGCGCTGCTTAGAGCGACAGCATGACGTAGACGATAGCGAAGAGGATGACGACGCCTAGTGCATCCTCTACATTGTCCGACAAACGAAACTTCCGCATTTTCTTTCATCCTTCCTTCTTTGCCAGATTAACGGCAGTCCCACATTTCCGACAGAGCCTCGTCAAGGCCGATTTCATCCGTGAACGTTGCGTGGTAGCTGTCACCCCACCAACGGCCCTCGACAGTGTTTGTCCGGGTGTTGATCCAGATGTTCGGCCCACCGAAGGCAACAAGCACACGCGCCCCAAGGTATTCACCCTTGCCGTTGACGATGTACTCAATGTCATATGCGTCAGACAGATAGTCCCATGCCGACGCATACTCAGGATCGTCACACGTTTTGTGCCAGCTAGTGTCCTCGCCAGTCAGTTGCTTGACGATGAAGAGGACGCGATCTTTCAGCTTTTCTTCCATTGTCGTTGTTCCTTGTCTTACAGGTTGAAGATGTAGAAGCGCCCAGATTTGCAGATGACCTTGACGCTTTCGCCTTGCGCTGTCAGTTGATCAGCGACGGCTTGGGCGACATTGCGAGAGTAGAAGGGAAGGGACATTGCCGTTACTCCATCCTTGTTTGGTTGTCGTTTCAGTTCAGTCTAGTGACAGTGTAACCGAGCGACTCATAACAGGCGACCATTTTATCCCACTGCTCTGCTCTGCATTCGCCACCGACAACAGAGTATTTCTTGCGGGCTGTAAACTTGATCATCTGTTTCCTTTCTTTGTCGTGTGTTTCGTTCTGATGGGTCCAAGTATATGCCCGCTTTCGGGTTTGTGTTAAAAAAGAATCGTGTGTTTTCAATGGGTTCTAAAATAGTTTCCATTCGTGTTTGTGAATGTGAATGTGTGTTCCGTGTTTGTTCTCGGTTAAGCTAGTGTTCCTGATTCGTTCTACTCTGCTTGGCTCATTTAGCGGGATGTATAGATACGCGCACGCGCACGTGTAAGGAAACCGACAAGCAAGACAGAGATAGGTAAGCAAGGTTGACCTATTAGTGTTAGCTGGCAATGGGATAGGGCAGAATGGTTGACCTAATGGGTTATTGCCCCTAGAACCCATCCAATGTTAACCCCATTAACATCATGTGATCACATAAGGCGGATGCATCATGCATTGCACGACAACAAAGCAGGCGGGGGTCTCTTTTTGTGATCACGACAGGAGGCCGGGGCAGGGGTGCGCGGGGTGTCTTTCATTGTTCTGAATTGCACCTTGAAACTCGCGCCCAAACTTTTGGCAACTTACAGGGGGTACAGGTGTTGACAAGGGGGTACACCTGTGGTATTCTAGACACAGTAAAGGAGAAACAACAATGCCTGCCAAAAGCGAACAAGCCCTGAAGAAGAAATTCGACAACCGCCTCTCCAAGAAGGACATCGGACGAGAACAGAAGATTGCCAGCCTAGGTGGATCCCCTATCCGCATAGACTACGGGACTCCGCTCGACGAGGAGACTCGCAAACAACGCCTAGGCTATCTGTACGATCTTATGTACCCTAGCCGGACCTACTTTGTGTCGTCCAAGAAACCAAAACAAACTGAAGGTGAGAAACGACAGAAGGCACGAGAGACAGCAAGGAAGAAGTACTGGGAGCAAAAAGGAGGTGAGGCTGTCGATAGAACTTTTCAGAGTGCTTGGGTGTCGTTCACCCCTTGGTATCGCTTGTGGATGAGTGCTAAGAACAGGGCAAAGAAAAAGGGAGTGCCTTTCGACATCTCCCCTGACGACGTATATGCTTTGGTGGAAGGAGCAGAAGTGTGCCCTGCTCTGGGTATTCCCTTGAAGTGGGACAACAACAAACTACTCGACGACTCTCCTACTCTCGACAGGATGAAACCTGAGTTAGGTTACGTTAAAGGAAACATTGCTATCATCTCAGCTAAGGCTAACAGGATCAAGAGTAATGCTGAGGCTGAGGACTTAGGTAAGGTTTACTCTTGGATGAAGAGGAATGGACTGTAGTCTATACGGATTGTCAACGACCTACGGTGTTCACGTAATGCGTTACAATCCGCCCCTCTTAAGGTAAGACTCTTAGAATAGACTCTTATAACTATATATACTATATATCACCCCGGGGGAGGGTAGTCCCACTATACTAGATTTTCTAACCCTTGTCAAGTATTTTGTAACTACTTGATATCCTTGTCGTTCTAGAGCGAATCACCTGCGAATCACCTCTCCTCTTGACAAGGTGTTGCATCTATGCTACATTAAAACGAATCACCACGATACGCCCTAGCGGGCTACCTCTTTTCACTTGACAATCTTAACCAAGGTGTCGCTCAACTATGATGTTCCCCAAGTCCGCCTTCCTCACCGAGGTCAACAAGGTCCGCACGAAGTCCCTCTTCTACGAGACCTCCTACGGCGACATGACTTGGGTGTTGTTCACTCTCAAGGAAGACGACATCGAGGCCCATGGGCGGAATCTGTTGTCGTTGCGTAAGCTGTACATGTCTCTCGTCCCTAACGACCCCACCGAGTACGAGTTTGCTCAGACTGTCTTCTCGTCGTGGAACATCTGGGAGACCATCGCTAAGTCGCCTCTCCTGCGTAAGGATGTAGCTGAGTGGCGTCGTGAGGTAGAGATCAAGATCAAGTCTCAGGCCATTCGCTCTATTGCTGAAGAGATGAAGAGCGGTGGTCGTTCATCCTTTGGTGCAGCCAAACTCCTCCTCGAAAAGGGATGGCTCGACAAGGATACCGCCGCAGACGCCAAGAAGAAACTCAAGGCTGTCGAAGAAGAGAAACAGAACACTGAGGCGCTTAAACTGCTCGAAGATGATGCAGAGCGTCTTGGTCTCCGTCGTCCCAACTAACTAGGACAAACTATGGCCAAACGTCCCTCAGTCACGACGATCTCGTCAGGCTTCGCCTCGAATACGCAGTTGAACACCAACTTCACTGCTATCCGCGATGCCTTTGACAACACCCTGTCGTTGGACGGGTCTACGCCTAATGCCATGCAGGCGGATCTTGACCTTAACGGTAATCAACTCCTGAACGTTGGCAACATCGACGCAGACAACCTCACTCTCAACGGCCAAACCATTACAGACATCTCCTCTGTCCCGGAGTGGCGGAGTACTTGGGTCACCTCTCGTTCCTACGCTAAGAATGACCTAGTCAAAGAGGCTGGGGACGTTTACATCTGCCTTATCTCCCACACCTCTGGCACCTTCGCTACTGACCTGACTATGCTCCGCTGGGAGTTGTTTGTGCAGCGTGGTGCCGCTGGTGCTGGTACCGGGGACATGCTCCGTGCCAATAACCTCTCAGACCTCACCAGCGCCTCTACAGCACGTGCTAACCTCGGTCTAGGTACCGTAGCCACCCAAAACACTGTACCCGTCTCTATGGGCGGCACAGGCGCTACAGACGCAACTGCTGCTCGGACCAACCTCGGCCTTGGCTCTCTCGCTACGGCGTCGTCGATCACCACCACTGAGATTGCTGCTGCAACCTTGGTCACCGCCTCTGAAACTATTGCGTCGAACAGCAACGACACGACCATCCCCACCTCGGCTGCTGTTGACGCTCACATCCCTGCAAAACTCAACGCCACAGGTTCCGCCCCGCTCTACGCCTGCCGCGCGTGGGTGAACTTTAACGGCACGGGGACGGTTGCTATCCGCGCTTCTGGAAACGTGTCGTCGATTACGGACAACGGTGTTGGTGACTACACGATAAACTTCACGACTGCCATGCCGGATGCGAATTATGCTTGCCTTGTGTCCCAAAGCCGCGACGGCGGGACAAACCCACCAACGCCAGTTTCAACGCAGAATATAACTTCAACTTCTACAAAAACCTCTTCAGCGGTCCGTGTCGGCACAGGAGGGAATACCGGAGCCTACGACGCGACTGAAATTTCAGTAGCCATTTTCCGCTGAGGACTACCATGCAAGTCATCATCTTCCCACAGGACGACAACAAAGTCTCGGTGATCATCCCGGCACCTGAGTATGCTGACAAAATCGAAGCTGTCGCGGCAAAGGATGTGCCTGCGGGTAAGCCGTGGCGTATCGTTGACGTTGAAGAACTCCCTTCTCGTGCTTTTCGAGACAGATGGTTGTGGACTGCTAGTGGTTCTCTGGCTTTAGCCTCAGAGCAGGACCAGAATCCTAGTATCTGATGAACAAAGAAACGGCACAACTAACCCCTGAAGAACGTCTCCAGCTTACCCGCCAAGCAGCTGAGAGCGATCTTGAGGTGTTCATTAAGCTGGTGGCACCTGAACAAGTCCTAGGCCCCTGCCACAGTGAACTGCTGTCGTGGTGGACCCGTCAGGATTCCAAGTCTCACCAACTCGTTCTCTTCCCTCGTGACCACCAGAAGTCCCGTATGGTGGCCTACCGTGTCGTGTGGGAACTCACCAAGAACCCCACCCTTCGCGTTCTCTACATCTCCGCCACTGCCAACCTTGCTGAGAAGCAACTAGGCTTTATGAAAGGTATCCTTACCTCGGAGATCTACCGTCGTTACTGGCCTGATATGGTCAACCCTGAAGAGGGTAAGCGTCAACGGTGGACCAACTCCGAAATCATGCTCGACCACCCGCTCCGCAAGAAAGAGAACGTCCGTGACCCTAGCATCTTCACTGGTGGCCTCACTACTTCCCTTACTGGTCTGCATTGCGATATTGCCGTTCTGGACGACGTGGTTGTATATGAGAATGCTTACACTGGTGAAGGACGTGAGAAAGTAAAAAGCCAATACTCCCTTCTGTCGTCTATCGAAGGTGCAGAGGCTAAGGAGTGGGTTGTCGGTACTCGTTACCATCCGGTAGACCTCTACAACGACCTCATGCAGATGGCAGAGGACATCTACGACGACGAGTTCAACAAGGTCGGTGAGGAGCCTATCTACGAAGTCTTCGAGAAGGCTGTAGAGAGCCACGGAGACGGCACTGGAGAGTTCCTGTGGCCCCGTCAGCAGCGCCGTGATGGCAAGTGGTTTGGATTCGACGCCAAGATCCTAGCCAAGAAGCGTGGTCAGTACCTTGACAAATCGCAATTTAGAGCGCAATATTACAACGACCCCTCTGACCCTGATAACGTCCCGGTCGGATCGGACAAGTTCCAATACTACGACAGGAAGTTCCTGAAGCTGGAGAACGGCTACTGGTTCTTCAAAGACCAGAGGATCAACGTCTACGCTGCTGTGGACTTTGCATTCTCCCTGTCGAAGAAGGCTGACTCTACGGCCATTGTGGTTATCGGTGTCGATTCAGAGAACAACATCTACGTCCTCGACATTGATCGCTTCAAGACCGATCGAATCAGCGAATACTTTGAGCATATCCTGAACCTCTCCCAGAAATGGCAGTTCAGGAAATTGCGGGCGGAAGTCTCGGTGGCCCAGCAAGCCATCGTCAAGCAGCTAAAAGAACTTATCAAGCAGCATGGTCTCGCAATCTCCATCGATGAGTTCCGCCCCAACAAACACCAAGGGAACAAGCAGGAGCGTATCTCCTCTGTTCTCGAACCACGCTACGATAACTTGCAAATTTTTCACTACAACGGCGGGAATACTGCCTACCTTGAGGAAGAGTTGTCGTCTCGTAATCCCCCACATGATGACGTGTCGGACGCATTAGCCGCAGCAATCGATATGGCAATAGCCCCTTCTAGAAACTTGCATCGGCAAAAGAAATCGAATATAATCTGGGCTAACACTAAGTTCAGAGCGGGTTCGTCAGCATGAAGGTTTGTACGAAGTGCAAAGTCGAGAAGGACGAGTCTGAGTTCTACCTCCACAGTAAGGCATCTGGTAAACTCAAACCTGCTTGTAAGGTTTGCACAGTAGCTAAAACAAAAGAGTGGTTCAAGGCTAACCCGGACAGAGTGTCTGAGTACAACAAAAAGTTTTCCTCTGCAAATAGGGCTAAACTTAACGAAGACGCTGTTAGGTACCGTAGGGAAAACAAAGACAAAATTAGAGAAGCTAGGGCGACTAAGTACTCTGAAAACTCTGAACAGATCAAGACGGCTGTTTACGAGTACAGAAAGCAGAACCCACATATGGTTACAAAGTGGAATGCTGCTAGACGCGCGAGGGTTCGTGACTTGACTCCTGAACTTACCAAAGAACAGCAAGAACAGATCGACTACCTCTACTGGCTGGCAAAGGATCTTCGTGCTGTGTCTGGTGAAGAATACCACGTTGACCATATCTTCCCACTCGCTAAGGGTGGCCTTCATGAACCCTCCAATCTTCAGATCCTGCCTAAAGATCTGAACTTGCAGAAAAGCACTAAGGTGGACTTCTAATGGTCGGAACCGTTCTAGACATTCGAAACGTCATTTCCTCTGACAATCTTGCCGTTGAGATTGCCAACAAATGGAGGGAGTGGGTAGAATTAAGGCGTCCTTGGGTCGAGCAGACCAAAGAGTTGCGTAACTACTTGTACGCCACTTCAACTAAAACAACGACAAACGCTTTGGCTCCGTGGTCGAATACAACTACGACACCTAAATTGTGTCAAATTCAAGACAATCTCCAAGCCAACTACTTTAACACGCTGTTCCCTCAGCAGAAGTGGATGCGCTGGGAAGCTGACGACCGCAACTCCAATCTCCGTGAGAAGCGTAACGTCATCCAAGCCTACATGGAAAACAAGATCCGCCAGTCGGATATGGTCAATACTTGCTCTGACCTCCTCTACGATTGGATTCAATACGGCAACTGCTTCGCTACGGTGGTCTGGGAGAACAACTACTCCGTCAAGGAGAACTCGGATCTTGTCGTTAACTACGTCGGTCCCCGCCTTGTGCGCGTTTCGCCCTACGACATCGCCTTTAACCCCACTGCTCAGTCGTTCTACAAGACCCCGAAGATCATCAAATCCGTCCTGACGCTCGGTGAGATCAAGCGTATGGTGGATGCAGACCCCAAGAATGCCTATCTTGCTGGTATTCTCGACAAGATGGTGGGCGCACGGGCTGCTATTCGCACGTCTGATGCCACTTTCGACAAGTCTGAGGGCTTTGTCGCGGATGGTTTCTCGTCGATCCAGCAATATTATGGCTCTGACTACGTCGAAGTCCTCACTTTCTACGGTGACATCTACGACTACGAGGCTGGGAAGCTGTGGACTGACCGGATTATCACGGTTGTCGATAGGGCCTACATCATGGACAACCAAGAAAACCCATCTTGGTTGGGTTTCGCTCCTATTTTCCACGCTGGCTGGCGTCCTCGCCCCGACAACCTCTACGCTATGGGGCCACTTGACAATCTCGTCGGGATGCAGTATCGTATAGATCATCTGGAAAACCTCAAAGCTGACGTGTTTGACCAGATTGCCTACCCCATCATGAAAATCCGTGGTGATGTCGAGGATTTCGACTTCGAACCGGGTGCCCGTATCTACATGGGCGAAGAGGGTGACGTAGGTTATCTCCAGCCTGATGGTACTGCCCTCCAAGCTGACCTCCAGATCCAACTTCTGGAGAACAAGATGGAGGAGATGGCTGGTGCGCCTAAACAGGCGATGGGTATTCGTACCCCCGGCGAGAAGACAGCCTTCGAAGTGCAGACCCTTCAGAACTCCGCCTCGCGGATCTTCGAACACAAGACCGCCCACTTCGAGCGGACCTTCCTTGAACCCATCCTGAATGCCATGTTGGAGGTTAGCCGTCGTTACATGAACATGTCGGACACGATCCGCGTGATGGACGACGCCACTGGGGCTATGCTCTTCCGTAGCATCACCAAGGATGACATCACTGCCAAGGGTAAGATCGTCCCTGTCGGCGCTCGTCACTTCGCAGAGCGGGCGCGTAGGGTCCAGAACCTCACCCAACTGTATCAGGTGAAACTGGCCGACCCCACTGTCGCTCCTCACCTGTCGGGCAAAGAGTTCGCTCGTATCCTTGCAGAGGAACTTGGTGAACCGAGACTGTTCGGTGAGAACATCGCTGTCGCTGAACAACTCGAAACTCAGCAGGCTTCTCAGGAAGCTGAAATGGTCAACCAAGAGCAGCTTATGGCTGCACAACAGATGGGTATCTAATGCAAGCCGTCTGGCTCAAGGGTCTCAAAGGCGAAGAGCGTGAACGTCGTAAGGCTGAAGTCCTTGCCTACCGCAACGCCTTTGATGACCTCCGTGAAATTCTCGAACAGCACTACCTGAAGAAGGAAGCTGTTCGTGATTACTCCCCCGGCTGGGAGTATAAGCAAGTTGCCGCCAACGAGTGGAATGCAGCAATCGACACTCTACTCGACCTGATAGACCTTCAACCAAAGGATTAACATGAGCGTGTTCGACCAAGCCCAACAACCCCAAGGGCAGAGTCAAGAAACCACTGAAGCCAAGACCACTGAACAGCAGGAGTCGTATCTGGCTAAATTGGTACAAGCCAAGGGAGAGAATTGGAAAGACCCTGAAGTCCTCGCCAAAGGGAAACTGGAAGCGGACGGCTACATCAAGAACCTCGAAGATCAGCTTAAACAGCTTCGAGAGGACCTTGGGAAACAGGAGTACTCCAAGCAACTTCTCGACCAACTACAGAATAAGGCCACGCAGCCTGCCAGCGTGAATCCTGTAGCGGCCAACAACAATAACGGCAGCACTGCATCTGAAGGCAACACCCAGCCCCAAGTGAGTGAGGACACCCTAAAGAGCCTTGTTGAGCAGACCCTGACGCAACGGGACCGAGAGAATACTGTTAAACAGAACCTCGCTGTCGTTGACGAAGAACTCCAGAAATCTTACGGGACTGAGGCCCCTGTCGTCGTTCAGAACAAAGCCAAAGAACTTGGCATCTCTGTTCAACGCCTTCAGGAAATCGCAGCAGAATCCCCGACAGCTTTCTTCAACTTGATCGGTGAGCCTAAGAAAGCAATGGCACCCATCGTTCAAGGGACTATTCGTACGGAAGGGGTCAACATGCAAGCATCGGCGGAACGTAACTGGGAATACTACCAGAACCTCCGTCGGACAAACAAGCAACTTTACTATAGCCCCAAAGTTCAGCGTCAACTCATGGAAGATAAAACGCGACTTGGGACTCGGTTTGGAATCTAAGGAGAAAATCCAATGGCTATGACTACCGCCAATATGGATCTGCTCACTCGCTCGGAAGTCTGGTCCAGCGAACTGAAGGAGATCCTCCGCGACGAAATGATGGCTCAACGCTATGTGCGTATGCTTGAGGGGTTTCCTGACGGGAACCAATTCACCATTCCGTCGATTGGTCAGACTCAGGTTGACAACTACGTCGAAGACACGGCGGTTACGTACCGTCCGCTGGACACTGGTGAGTTCACGTTCACCATCGACCGTTACCTGTCGTCCGCGACCTACATGACGAAGCGCGCTGAGCAGGATGCCTTCTACTCGGCAGAACTGATGTCGCGCTTTGTGCCGGAGCAGGAACGTGCCATCATGGCCCACTTCGAGACCACCACCATGGCGGCTCCTGAAGTTGGTGTGGCTGCTAACTCGACCCAACTCATCGACGGTATCCAGCATCGCTGGGCTGGCTCGACGACTGGTTCGTTCATCGCTGTGTCGGACTTCGCCCGCGCTCGTTACGCCCTGAAGAAGCTGAACGTGCCGGATACGAATCTGGTGGCTATCGTTGACCCCTCGGTCGAATACACCATCAACACGCTGACCAACCTCGTGGCTGTCTCCGACAACCCGCGCTGGGAAGGCATCGTGGCCGACGGTATCGCAACGGGCATGAAGTTCGTCAAGAACATCTATGGCTTCGACGTGTATACCTCGAACTACCTCGCTACGGCTACGGACAACGCTCTGACCAACGCCGCTTCGACCCCCGCTAACCAAGACTTCTCGACGGTGAACGGTCGCGTCAACCTGTTCTTCTCGGCTGCTGCCACGGCTATGCCCTTCGTCGGTGCATGGCGTCAGATGCCGAGCGTGGACTACGAGTACAACAAAGACTTCCAGCGCCACGAGTATGTCACGACTGCTCGTTACGGTGTGAAGCTGTACCGTCCTGAGAACATGGTCCGCGTCATCACCAAGACCAACGTGTAAGGGAGGACTAGAATATGTCTTACACTAACGCTGACGGCCTCTACATCCTCACTGATCGCGACCAAGGTACGATTGGTGGTGAAGGGGCTACCACCCGCGCTTCGCGCCAGAGCATCGTCATTGACATCGTGGGTACTGCTGTCCCGCTGACCTTTGGCGCTGCTCAAATCGACCCGCTGGCTCCGCAGATCCCGGCTGGCTCTGTGATCCTGTCGGCTACCCTCGTGGTCACGACCGCCTTCACTTCGGGTGGCGCTGCTGCTCTGAACATCGGCACCTACCTCGCCAACGGTACGGCTGTGGCTGCTACGGGTATCGACGCTGCTGTCGCCCTGACCGCCATCGACGCTATCGGTGAAGTGGTCCGCTGCGACGGTACGCTGATCACTGGCACGGCTACGGTCGGTACGGCTCCTGTGTACGTCGGTATCGACTACGACACGGCTGCTTACACGGCTGGCGCTGCTCGTCTCGTGATCGAGTACATCAAGTTCTCGTAAGGGAACCTAGGGGTGTTGCTGAAAGGTGACACCCCACCACATCTTCGATGGTCTGTTATTTTGTAGTTGACAGACTCTCAAAGCTGTGCTACCCTCTAACGACAGGTTGGGCCGGAGGATATACTCTAGTATACTCTTATCTTAAGAGTAATAAACTTAAGTATTCACTCTTCTAAGGTACTAACTCAGATACTCCTCTCCTCTAATGAGTCCCAAGGAGGGACAGGTCAAATAGCCAACGTTAATCATAACTCCTTGACTGATCCTTTCATCCACGAGCCAAAAAACATCTCTACGGCTTCTGCTAACCAGTCGTATGTGTCGAATGGTGCTGGGTCGGGGACGTGGACTAACTTGGCCCGTGCTATTCGCTCCACGGGTGCTGCTGACCAGACCATCACTGCTGGTGTCCTGACTATCTTGGACTTCGATACTGCTGAGTTCAACACTGGTGGCTACACCTTGGCAGGGACTGGTCGTATCACTGTCCCAGCGACAGGAACCTACCTTATCACGTCAGGGGTCACTGTCGAGGCTACCGTAAGCGCCCTCACCTCAGCTATCCTTGTCATCACCCGTAATGCTAACGCTATCTCCTCGGCTAACTTCGACCATACTCTGTCGTCTGGGTCCACCTCGGCCCTTAGCTGCTCGACGATCATCAACCTTACTGCGTCGGACATCATCGACTGTCGTCTGATTGCAACGGGTGTCGGTGTCCCTGTCGTCCGTAACATCCCCACCTTCGTCGGTCTCACTGCCACGCAGGTTAACCACCTCGCCATCCAGAGGCTTGGCTAATGCGTACCACCCTCCTTGAGATGACGCAGAGCATCCTCTCCGACCTCGACTCGGAGCAGGTCAACTCCATTAACGACTCTGTAGAGGCCATGCAGATCGCCTCTGTGATCCAAGACACCTACTTCAATCTGGTGTCGGCAAGGGTCATCCCTGAACTCAAGCAACTCCTGACCATTACCTCCCTGTCGGACAATACTCGTCCTACTCACTTCACCTACCCGACCAACTGCAAAGAGATCGAAACTCTCTTCTACAACGTGAGTGAAGTTGTCGGTGGCGTAGAGTATCGGGAGATCTACTACATCACTCCCCACGAGTTCCTGCGTCGTTCCCCTTCGTCGGTTGGCAGCAACGCTCTCGTGGTTACTGACGTGGACTCGACCACGAAACTTGTCATTGCGAACGATAGATCTCCCACCTACTACACCTCCTTCGATGATGAACACATCGTCATGGATGCTTACAAGGCTTCTGTAGACACTGTTCTGCAAGAGTCCAAGACCCGCGCGTATGGGACTGTATACCCGTCGTTTACCATCTCGGATAGTTTCGAACCTGATCTCGACAAAGCACTCCTGCCTTACCTCCTCGCAGAAGCCAAGTCTGCCTGCTTCTCGTTGTTCAAGAGCGGTAGCGACCCCAAGATCGAACAATCCGCCCGTCGTCTGAAGTCCTACGTCCAGAACGACCAATACCGCACCAAACAAGAGAACAAGAGACCTAAGTATGGCCGTTGAGTTCATTGAAAACACAGCCAACCAAACCTGTGTCGTCAAGTCTGATAAGATGGTTTCTGACATCCACATCCAGAAGGATCGCAGTGGCTTTATCTTCTTCGAGGTCTTGATGGAGAAGGGGCAGATTCCAGAGGCGCTGTCGGGAAAGTATTCGTCGATGGCGAAGGCCAAGGAAGCTGTCGCTCTCTACCTAAACAACAAGGAAGAGACCAAAGCCGCCCGCCGAGAGAACTTCGCAAAAGAACGAGAAGAACGGAAAGCACGTCAAAATGCCCCAGTCGCTGACACAGAAGACGGTCAACACCTTCGTAAAGGGGCTGATCACTGAGGCTGGTGAACTCACCTTCCCTGAGAGTGCTTCTATCGACGAACTGAACTGTGACCTGAGACGTGATGGCTCTCGTCGTCGTCGCCTTGGCGTAGAGTTCGAGTCTAACAACACCCTTTCGTCGTTCACTGTCTCTACGTCTTCTATCGTCCACACGGGTGATTGGGTTAACGTAGGCGGACAGGCAGGGCTTGAGTTCCTCGTCATCCAGACTGGTCCCACGCTTCGCTTCTACAACAAGACGACGGCTCCCTACTCTGGTAACGAAGACCCTCAGACGGTCCTCCTGACGACCTACGAAGTGGCAGGGTCTGTCGGGGCTGCTAACGTCAAGTGTCAGTTCGCCTCTATCAACGGTGCGCTTGTCGTCGCCTCTCCTGCCATCAACACCATCTACATTGAGCGGAACAACACCACAGGCGCTCTGACGGTCTCCCAGATAGCCTTCAGGACTCGTGACTTCGAGTGGCAGGGCGACAAGACAACCTACTCTACGGGGCTTGCCACGGCCTCTGTGACGGCTGCTCGTCAATACGACACGGCTAACGCTGGCTGGACAGGTACGAAGGGTGCAGCGGCACTCACGACGTGGATTACTGCTAAGGCTGGCTACCCGCCCCTGACCTTGCCGTGGTATGCAGGGAAGAACTCGTCGGGTGCCTTTGCTGTCGCGGAGTGGGAGAACGTCTTCTCTGGCACTAGCCTCACCGGGAATGGGACGTTCATCCTTGACTTCTTCAATAAGAACCGAACGGCAGCTTCTGGCATTGCTGGCTTGCCCACTGAGGCTGAGGCTACCCGTTTCAAGGCTGTCTCTGCCTTCTCTGGTCGTGTCTTCTACGCTGGTCTTGAAAGCGCCAAGAACTCTGGTTCCATCCTATTCTCTAGGCTTATCGAAGACCTGAGCGAACTGGGTGACTGCTACCAGATCAACGACCCCACGTCTGAGGACATCTCTGACCTCCTCGACACAGATGGTGGCGTCATCCGCATCCCTGACGCTGTCAACATCAAACTCCTCTATTCCTTCGGTCAAGCACTCTACGTCTTCGCAGACAACGGTGTGTGGTCGATCAACGGTGTCGATGGCGTTTTCCGTGCTACCGAGTATTCGGTCAAGCGTGTGTCTAACGTGGGCCTGCTGTCGCCCCAGACGTTTGTGCAGGCAGAGGGTGTTCCCTTCTGGTGGTCTCGTTCTGGTATCCACACGATGCAGATCGACCCCGGCACTGGGCAGGCTCAAGAGCAGAACATCTCCATCTCGACGATCCAGACCTTCTGGGATAACATCTCGCCCCCTGCCAAGTTCGCTGCATTCTCCATCTACGACGCCATCAACAAGAAGATATACTGGTTCTACCCGAACAACGGGGAACTTCTGTCGAACAAGTACAACAGGGTTCTAATCCTCGACATCCCTCTGCAAGCCTTTTACCCGTGGAAGATTGAGGATCAGTTGCTAAACACTGACTACATCGTAGGCGCTGCATTCTATTCTGGCTTCGGTTCTGACATCCAAGAACTCGACGTGGTCCTGCCTAACGGTGACGACGTGGTTCAAGGCGTAGACGATGTGGTGTCGACCCAGTACACGGACTTCTCGACGGGTGTCCCTGCTGTCGTTCTCCTCGTCCGTGATGGCCCCTCTGGCAACCTCACGATGGCTACCTTCTCCAGCGAGACGTTCCTAGACTGGGGCAGCGCCAACTACACCTCCTACGCAGACGCAGGCTACGAGTTCTTCGGGGATCTTCTAATCCAGAAGACCTCGCCCTATATCATCGTTTACTCCCGCATGACGGAAGAAGGATGGAGTGGCAACGAGACGATAGGCTACGATCCTGTGCGTGGTTCGTCGTTGCTGGTATCTGCCTACTGGGACTTCAAGAAGACCCCCTCTTGGACGCCCCAGCAAGCGTACAGGTACAAGTATCCGCTTGTCGTCAACCCCGGCGATTTGACAGACTTCGACTATCCTGCTACTGTTATTACAACCCGAATGAAACTGACAGGACGCGGGCGGTCTATGCGTCTTCGCTTCGAAAGTGAACAAGGCAAAGACTTCGTCCTTCTAGGGTATGGTGTTCTCGGTGGACGTAACTCCCGCTTCTAAGCGCGCAAGCGCGGACGCCGTTCCGGCTAGTAATGAGTTGTTTATCAAAGGCGACGGGTTCACAATCCGCCTAGAGTATAACGAAGACTACGTTATCCTCCACCTTTACACCATCGACAAGTTCACTAAGGAAGTCTTTTGGGAGATGCAGGGTATGCTCTACCAGTGGGCGGACTTCCTGAGGGCGATGGGTCGGTCCCATCTATGGGCAGCAGTCCCAAGAGACAACACCAAGATCAAACGACTACTCGGTGGTTTGAAATTCAAATTCGTCGGACACAAAGAAGACATGTCCGTCTACGCATACGAGGTTTGATATGCCACAGGCTCTAGCAGTTATCGGCGCAGTTGCTTCCGTTGGTGGTACCATAATGGCGGCTAACCAGCAAAAGAAGGCTGCGGCCCTTACCCAACGACAGCAAGAGTTGGCTACTCGTCGTTCCCAGCGTCAGGCTATCCGCGAGGCTCAGATTCGTCGGGCGCAGACTCTGGCATCCGCACAGGCTCTTGGTGGTGCTGGTGGCTCTGGCGCTGCTGGTGGAACTGCATCCCTGACCTCTCAGGTTGGTGGCGCTCTTGGCTTCTCTGGGCAAATGTCTGGCCTGTCGAAGGAGATTGGTGTCGCTCAGACCAAGGCAAGCACTGGTATGGCTATCGCTGGCTTCGGCAGTTCTCTGTTCCAAGCTGGCGGCGGATTCGGCACTCTGTTCCCGAACATGGGCGGTGGCGCTCAAGGCCCTGACGCTGGTAAACTTCTGTCGGGTATTGCGTAATGGCTAACACCCTCGGCTATAACTTCGAGGTGCAGACCCTAGACGAGAAGTTTGGTAGGGTTAACAAGCCTGTCGAAGAACGAACTGACGACATCACCGCTGTAACAGGTGAGCCTATCTCGACGGAAGAGGCTAAAGCCCGTGTGTCGTCTAGCAGCGGCAATCAGATATACGACCTCTTCATCCGTGGCTACGAGACGGGAGCCTCAGCAGAAGAACTCCAGACGGCGGCGGCTGACATCGGTGTGAAGAACAGCGAGTTCATGGGCAACCCTGAGTTCGTTGCAGAGCAGGCCATGATGACGGAGAGTGCCGACTACTCTGCTGTCGATGCTCGTATCACGACGAACTACCAAATCGCACAGGAGATGCTCTCCAACCGTAAGAAGTCTATCGCTGAGGAGAAGTCTGCATTTGGTCGTGGCGTCGATGCTGTTGACCGTTTCCTCCGTGCAGTCTCCCCTATCGGCACATTTGAAGACGTAACGGGAGATACTGAAGCAACCAGCCGTGAGATCCTCAACAAAGCCTCTACCCTACCACCTAATGAGTTCAAGGTGTGGTTCGAAGGCTACATGGAGCAAGTAGCCCAAGAAGGCATCTTCCGTAGCAACACTCTTGGTGCCTTCGAAGAACTCGAAGCAGAAGTCGCTGGCGCAGGCTACGACCCTAACAAGGGCTTCAACCAAATCATGGGTGCTGTGGACATCGCTACTAGCGCCACGGTAGGCATCGCTGTAAAGGCCGTCAGAGGCGGTGCAAAGGCCGCTGTAAGCGCCTCGACCACGGTAGGTAGGGTAGCTGCTGTCAAAGGCCCAGAGGCCGCTGTAGACGCCGCTGAGGCTGTCCTGAAGGCATCTCCTGACCCTGAAGTCCTCTCCAACGTTTCCCCCTCCATTCTCGACAACGCCCCTCAGCCTGTACGTCCTTCGCAGGGTGTATGGGCTAAGAAGTATTCTGAGAACAAGATCGCCCAAGAGATGGACGACATGTTCAGGAAGGGCGCATTTGGTCGTGTGGTTGATGAAGAGACCATCAAACGTGTAGCCTCAAAAAACGTAGACGACTACGCCAAGAACATCGGTAGCCCGATTAACGACTTCAAAGTTGTCGATGAAGGTTTGGGCCAGTATGTGTCGGTAATCCGAGTTGGTCGTGCATCTGATGGTCAGCCCTTCAAGGCTACCCGCGCAGGGAATCCTCCTCGTGCGCTTGTCAAGTTCCTTGAAGATGTGAAGACCCGTGTACCTAATGCAGAGATCGTTCCTGTCGATGCTAACGACCTGAAGAAGGGTTACGTCATTGAGGCTAAGGAACGTCTGAACATCGAAGGTCTCCCTGAGGCTATCGACCCGACGCAGACCTTGCTCACTGAGGCTGGCTGGAAAGGATCGGTCAGTGCTGTCGTCCGCAATACGGCGGGCTTGATCATGAACAACTATTGGCTAGGTTCTACAGCCCTGCGGGATGTGTCGCGTATCAACAACCTCGCCAACATGGCGGAATCCTCCCGCGCTGCCATCAAAGGCAACATCATCGAACCGTACATCCAAAAGATTGGTTCGCTGCCGGCTAAGGAACGTTACACCGTTCAGGCGGTCTACACCCAGCTTCGGGATGGCCCTGACGCTGCAATGCGTGTGCGTTACACGGAAGGTGAGTTCTACGCCAAGTACAAGCAGATGCACCCCAATGGGGAAGAGCCTTCTCAGAAAGCCTTTGAAGCCTATGAGGCTCTTGCCCAGATCGAAGAGGCTGACTACCTTCTGAAGACCCAGAACATCCTTCGTCGTTACATTGAGAAGGGTTATCAGACTTCAGTCAAGGTGCGTGAGAACTACTTCGCTCCTGCTAAGGTTGTCAACAAAGGTGATGTTCCTGCTGACGCTCGTATCCTCGACGGGGACACCGGGGCTAAGATCCGTATTCAGGACATCCCCGACAACATGCCCGTGTGGAAACTCGACAAACCCACGGCTGACGGTCAAGCCTACATCGTCGTACCCCAAGAGACTCGCCTTATCGACCCCTCGGATGTCATGGGCTACAACCCCGGTGGCTCTCGTATCAATCCTCAACTGAACTACTTTGTCGTTCTCGGTGACAAGCGTCTCAAGGCGCTGATGGGTACATTCTCCGAGAAGCAAGCCAAACTTGCCAAGGAGCAACTTGGCAACCTCCAGCGGGCTATGCGTGAGGGTGATCTTACGGACGAGTTTGTGCAAGCGAACAACGATTGGAACCCTGCCATCATGACGGTGGAGGATTTCAACAAGTTTGCTAACGACGAGGGCTGGGATCTTACCCGTGGTGAGGTAGGCTACAAAGGCAGAGACGGGGACATCCTCGACAGCGAAGTCGAAGGTGAGGGTGTGTTCGTCGGTATGCGCGCCGAGGACTACATCGAAAACGACATGCGCCGTAACAACAAGGTTCTCTTGGACTTTGGTGGTGGTCGTGCAGTTAACGAAGACCCCGTCAACTCTATCCTTGGCCAGTTTGGCCAGTCTGCTTTCACCTACTCCAACCGCGCCTACGGGCGTAATGCTATGGTCGGCTGGGTGAAGAAAGCCCAACAGATGAACCGCTCGTGGTTCCCTCAGGGTGTGTCGCCCAACAGTTACGAAGAACTCTTCCGTCGTGCGAATGTGACAGGCAACGACGAATTTGCTACTCGTATGCGTGAACTCCGTGACATCACCCTGCGTAAGATAAACGCACAAGACGACTTCTCCGTCTACATGGAAGGTCTTGGTCAGAAGTTGGCTGAGTTCGTCTTCGACAAGACGGGTCTAAAGATGTCTGCCCCTGACCCGACAAACATCCTTCTGAAGATTGGCTTCCAATCCGCCTTCGGCTTCTTCAACGTTTCTCAGTTGATGATGCAGGGGTTCCATGCCACGACCATTATGGCTATCTCCCCTAAGGCTGGCCTAAAGGGATCTGCCCTTACTGTCCCGCTTCGGTCGGCTCTTCGGGCTGTCGATCTCGGTGCTGGCGACGAAGCAATCAAACGCTTCGCTAAGGCAGCAGGCATCAGCGAGAAAGAGGCTAAGGATTGGGTCGAGTACATCCGAACTAGTGGTCGTGCCATTGTCGAAGGGGATGCTATTGAAGACGGTACTGGCGTCGGCTTTGGTATCTCCGGGTGGAAGGGCGAAGACATGCGCTACTCGACCACCTCCGCTGCGTCCTACTACGGCTCCAAGCTGATCGACAAGGGTCTGGATGCTGGTCTTCTGCCCTTTAAGGCTGGTGAACGTATGACCCGCCTGACAGCAATGAATACGGCTATCCTTGAGTGGAAGGCTAAGTTCCCTAACACCTCGCTCTTCTCGGACCAAGCACGTCAGTGGATCACCCAGCGTGAGCAGACCTTGACGTTCAACATGTCGTCCCTATCTCGTGGTAAGATCCAATCAGGCTTCATGAAGGTTCCTACGCAGTGGCTGTCCTACACCATGCGCGCTATGGAACAAGTCCTTGTCGGACGTGACCTGACACTTGCTGAACGTGGTCGTCTCTTTACGATGATGGTGCCGTTCTACGGTCTCACTGGCTTTGGTGCTGCTTCGGCTGCTGACTACATTGGTGAGAAAATCGGCATCAAGCCCGACAGCAACTGGTATGTGGCTCTGAAGTATGGCGCACTTGACGCACTGACCAAAGCTATGCTAGAAGAGATGGGAGTAGAAGGAACGATCTCTACTGCCAATCGCCTCGCTCCTATGGGCGCTATCGTGGATACTTGGAAGAACCTCAGCGAAGGCAAGTTCCTCGAAGTCATCGGTGGCCCTTCTGGTCAGATCGCTGGTGGTCTCTACACTGGTGTCACCAATGCACTCTCCACCCTTCTCTACGGGCAGTCTGCGTCGTTGACTGAGGATGCCATCGCCCTTCTGCGTATCCCGTCTGGTGTCGACAACCTAGCCAAGGCTCAAGGTATCTTCAACAACGGCATCTACCGCTCGAAGACGGGTACTGCTCTCCCGTATGAGATGTCTGTCGGGGACGGTATGGTCGCACTCCTTGGCTTCACTCCTATCGAAGTCACTGAACACTACGCCCGCCAGACTGACCTCTTCACTAGCACGAAGAAGTTCACTGACTTCAGGAAGCAAGTCAACAAGGATGCAGAGTACATCTTCATGCTTCTTGAGAGCGGGAACGTAGAAGACATCGACAAAGCCATCAAACTGACGCAAGAACTCCACGAACGTATCTCCTTCTCTGGCTTCTCCATGAATGAGATGAACTCTCTTCGTAAGTCTGCTCGGACTAAACTAGACTCGTCGTGGGCTAAGATCCAAGACAATCTTATCAAGAACGACAACCTCTACGGCTATCAGGCCGCACAGGCTCTCCTCCAAGGGAATAACGAATAATGGCTGACGCTTTCGCACCTCAACTCTCCTCTGAAGTTCGCTTCAATCAGCCTGTGGAAACCCCGTCTACCTTCGGTGCGTTGGCTGAGGTGGCTGGTAGTTTTGTAAAGTCCTTCGCATCTGCAAAGGAGGATTCTAAATCAGCCGCACCTAAGACTGACCCTAACCTCGTCGTTTTCCAACAAGGGTTGGAGCGTGTTGAGGCTATCCGTCAGGAGCGTGGAGAATCGGCTGCTCAGATTGCTGAACGACAGCTTGCCTCTAACTTCGCGGCACAAGGCATCAGCTTCGGTAAAGAGTACGAAGACGTTTACACCACTGTTACTGGTCGCCCGTGGCAGGGCTACGGTATGGACGTTGAAGCTACGGTTATGCAGGCCCAGCTTAACGACCCCAAGGTTCAGGCCCTCTACACTGCGTCGTTTGCTGTCAACAAAGACTGGACGGAGCAGCAGCGTATCGAGTATGCTATCGGGCAGCAGGCTCAGATGACTGCGATGGAGAATGAGATCGCACGGTCAAAAACTGAGGCGAACTACAAGTGGACGACACAGTCTGAGGCGGCTTATACGGGCGCTGTCGATACCTTCATCAATACGACCTTCGGGGCTATGGCTGCTTCTGCTGCTCAAGGAACGCCTGTCGGTCCTCAGGAGATTGCCAACCTTCAGGCTCAGTGGTCACAGATGAAGTTCCAACTGACCCGCCCTGTTGGTGTGTCTGATGAACAGTGGAAGGCGACACAAGATAAGATCACGGCTGTCGACAACGCATTCACTGCATTTGAGAAGGCGTCGTCTAACGAAACTCTCGCTTCTGAGATTGCTAACTCTTTCGCTCGGTCCATGTTGGCTGCTGGTGACGGTTCACCTGAGTCGGCTCTTGCCGCTCTTACAGCAATCAAAGACCCTGCCACTCTGACGAACCTGATGGGGGGTAAAGTTGAAACCTTCATTATGGACGCAGGCAAGAGCCTTAACCTTCAGTTGAATACACCTAACCTCTTCGGACAGATTGTTGCTGACCAAGGTTCTGTCGTCGAGGCTGATCCTAACTCCTTCCTCTCTACGCTTCCTGACGATGTAAAAGCCAACGTAGAAGGTAAGACGCCTCAGCAGATCTTTGACGGCCTTAACGCTTCTGGTCAGTTGGCTGGTGTCGTTAAACCCCAAGACCTGAACCGCCCTGAGGCTCGTGAACAGTTCACTGAGAATGCTGCCACCATCGGCGCAGTGTTGATGAACAACAAAGAGAATGAATTCCTCTCCGAGAGTTTCCTGAAGCAGCTTGTCGGCAATCCTCAGTTCATCGGGAACATCAAAGCCCTTGATGCTATCGACCCAGAGGCTGCTACTGTAGCCCGCACCTATGTTCGCTCTGGTTTGAATACGGAGAAGGCACGACAGCAGCGTAACCTTGAAGCCATTGAAGCGAACCTTGGCGTTACTTGGAATGGCTCTACTTACGTCCTCGACCCTCAGGCGTTGATGACTAAGAACGGCTGGACTAAACAGCAGGCAGACGGGTTTGTCGCTTGGGTCGGTAAGACCTACGGCGGGGATCTCAAGAAGCTGGCTAGCGGTCTCGTCCCAATGCCTGAAGGTATGCCCTTCCAGCCTGTCGGTCTCAACCAAGCCTTTGAGCGCCGTGGTGCTATCAACGTTATCGACCAGACGATGAAGGCTCTGGAGGTTCCTGTCGAGACTCCGCAAGGTCAGACTGGCGCTCTGGATGCAACGTCTGCTACTGCACCCACGGGTTCTGTCACTGCACAGTTGCTCGACAAGTTCGAAGGTGGTGGCGACTACAACGCTCTCTTCGGCTTTGCTAACCGTGAGGGCGGACCCTTCGCTGGTACTAACGTCTCCCAGATGACTATCGGGGAACTCAAAGCATTCTCTGATGGTGAATACGCAGACTACTCGCGTAAACAACTCGGCTACAAGGCCACACCGATGGGTCGTTACCAATTCGTCGGTAGTACCCTCTCTGCCGTGGCACAGCGCATGGGCCTGCCTGACGACACCGTCTTCTCCCCTGAGGTGCAGGACCAGATGTTCGTCTTCCACGCACAGGAAGTCATGGATGGCAAGTCTCCGGCTGGTAAGCGGGCTGCTCTTCGTGGCACTTGGGAAGGTCTCCAGAACGCCTCTGATGCTGAACTGGACCAGATGATCGCTGAGATTGAAGGCGGCACTGCTTCGTTTGGGACGACGGGTGTTAGCGGTGGTGGCTTCCGTGGCGCACGTCCGACGGATGCTAACGCTGTCGCTGCTCAGGCTGGTGGGGCTATGCAGAGGGCTGTCGAGAATGCCCCTGCGTCCCCTGTCCCTGCTCCCACGACAACTGAGGTTGCTCCTGCTTCGACTGAGGCTGCTGTGGCGGATATGCCCGTGGACTTCTCCAACGCTGCTACGGGTGTGATGCCTCAGGAAGACCAAGCACAAGCACAGGCTCCTGCTGTCGATCCTGAAGTCCAAGCACTCATCAACAACCTCTCACCTAAGACTAAACGACAGCTTCGCCTTGCGGGTATCGAACCTAACGAAGTGAAGTTCTACCAGACTGAAGAGGAAGCACAAGCAGCTATCGAAGCTGGGGAACTCGTCGAGGGTATGGCCTTTGTCCTCCCTGATGGCTCTGTCCGCCTTGTCGAAGGAGCATAACAATGGCTAAGATTGTCAGGATCGAAGAGAGGCTCAAGCGGGGCAAGAAGATTGTCCCTGTCGAGGATCTCATCCGTGGCCCTCGTGGTAACGACGGGGTCAATGGTGTTAACGGTGTAAACGGTAAAGATGGTCGTGACGGAAGAGATGGCCTGAACGGCATCAACGGTAGGGACGGCCAAGGTCTGTCGTGGAAAGGCAACTGGTTGGCCTCAGTTGACTACCAGCCCTTCGATATGGTAAACTACTTGGGATCGACCTTCATCGCTCTTGTCGCTTCTCGTGGTAAACAACCTAGAGCGAACAGTCCAGAGTGGGGTCTTATGGCATCTGCTGGTGCCTCTGGTCCTCCCGGCCCCACCAATCTCTTCGTCGGAACTGAACCTCCTGCGTCTCCGAATGTCGGGACTGTCTGGATTGATACAAACTAAGGAGAATTAAGATATGCCCGCAGGCTCATGGAAAGTCTACTCTGCCGCGATGGAGAGCATCGTGGATGGTCTACTGGACCTCGACACCAACACCTTCCGTATGGTTCTGGTTACTGCATCCCACACCCCTAACCAAAACACCCACTCGACTTGGGCTGACGCTTCGGCTAACGAGGTTGCCGCTGGTGGTGGTTACTCGACCCACGGTAAACTTCTGACGTGTACGACTACTCGTGCAGCCGCAGTGACCACCTTCGACTGTGACGACCAATCGTGGACCTCCTCGACCATCACTGCAAAGTATGCGCTGATTGTCCGTGATGGGGACGCCAACGGCGCACTTGCCTCGACGGACCTCCTCCTCGCCTTCTGTGATTTGGAAACGGCTGGTGGCTCTGTGTCGACTACGGCAGGCACCCTGTCGATCACCATCAACGCTTCGGGCGTCTGCACCTTCACGGTGAACTAATATGCCCATTACCACTCTCGACGGCGTTATCGCTGGTTTCCAAGCCCCTCAGCCCCTTATCAAGACGGGTGTCACGATGGCCGCTGTCGGGGCTATGCGTGGTTACACTCCTTGGTATGCGGCTGGTAGCCCCGGTGCTTCGACGGCTACGGCTATCGGCATCAACGGCGAAGCTGTAACTCCTGCCTTGGCTTCCACTGGCGGGCGGATTATCAGGACCAACCCGGTATCTGGTAACGCACACCTCGGTCGTCTGGCTATTAACGCATCCCAACCCGGGACTTTAGTTCTTATCGACAGGCTGTGGCAGAACTCAGGTTTGTCGGTCACTTCTACTGCCGCACAGGCTATTACCCCTGCTACGCTTCCTGCTCGTGATAACGCAGGCACTACCAACGGCGCAGGCGTCTTGGCTGGTATTGAGTGGTCGGCGGCTGGTGGTGCTGGTACGCCTACGGTTACTTTGACTTATACCGACCAAGATGGTAACACGGGTGCAACTGGTACGCTGACTGGTGTCGCCTCCCCTCCCGCTGGCACCTTCGAGATCTTCACCCTCGCTGCCGGGGACACGGGTGTTCGTGCGCCTACGTCGTTTATCCAGACAGCAACCCGCACCTCTGGGACCATGCACCTTGTGCTGTTCAGGATCCTCGCTCAAGTTGAAGTCACCTCGGCTAACATCGGTAACGCTGTCGATGCCCTGACCTCTGGTATGCCTCGTATTTACAACGACAGCGTTCTTCAACTTCTGTGGTTTCCCTCTTCGACCACGGCTGTCAACTGGAACGGAACCTACATAGAAACGCAGGGCTAAGGTATGCCAACGACTGGCAGAGGGGATAACCTTCAGTCTCCTTGGCTGAGGGGTAGGGGTAGGGGTAGGGGTAGGGGTTACTCCCTGCTTTACCGCGATGCCTAT